TACAAACTCGCTTTGGCGAATTCCATACGTTCTGTCAGGCATTGGTATTTAGCTCCAAAGCAATTGAGTCTGTGCCTTCTGTGAGAATAGTGTTTTCCAGCTCTCGATAGAAGTGATAGTTGCTGTTGTATTGTCCTTCGTTACCTGAGCCAACAGGTAGAGTGCCAGGAAGTCTTGAGCCTGCCATAGTCTGGCCAAGCATACGCATCGCAGTCATGCCCTCCCTGGCTGCAAGTGCAAGTGCTTCTGGTATCGCTGCATTGTAGTCTGGAGCCACCTCGACAGCCATATTAGCTATCAAGCCACGTAGTGCTCCTACAGGAATGGTGACAGTATCGCCAAGATTGGCAACTACTGTGTACCCAAGATTCACGCCAGTTGCTGCCAGCGCGGTCATAAAATTATTCATGGCGAAGATGAAGTCTTGATATTCATCTGCTTCTAATGGTGCTTCGGATGCTTGGAACAGAATCCTCTGGAGTGCAGCTTTCGCTACTTGTGCTACCGTTGCCATGTTACTCCCGTAGTGTTGGTGGTCTGCCCCTGCGTCTTGGTATCTCTGTATTGGCTACGCTAGGCATAGCTACGTCTGACTTTTGATCTACCTTTTGTACATCTTCTTTTGGTTTCCATCCCATTTCACGAGCAATATCCTCGGATTCTGCGTTGATGGTTAATTCTGTTCCGTTGGGCTTGATCCAAACTCTCATATATATCCCATTGCCTGGTTGATTATACAGCAGATATAACCATCAGTAGCAGATACCAGTATGGCTGCTACAGAAAGAAAAGGGGGAGCGTTCTGTTTAGGCTAGAACCTGAATCAGATTACTCCACTCCCCCTCTCGTCCATCACTACACGCCGAAGCCCTGACCAGCCATCATCGGATTGAAGACAGCATATGCCGGCAGCAAGTCGAATCGGATTTTCTGAGTGTTAGCGTTACCATCCGAGTATTTGCTGATACGGATGCTCATACCGTCTTCGGTTGTAGCTACAGTGTCAGTGGAGTACAGCTTAGGCAGTTTAACAGTGCCAAGACCGAATGCCTGTTTGGTGAAGAACAGGTTGGGCTGGTACAGCGTATTGGATGCTGACAAGATGGTGACTACAGCACCGTTGGCAGGAGCCGCAGATACTGTGTTGTACTGGCCATTAGCCTCGTAGATAGCCGGACCTGCCACTACCAAGTTACCAGCGCCAGAACCGTCTAGGGTTACGTCAGCAGTTACCACACCAGTCCATGCAACAACAGTCCCAGTAGCAGATACCATCGGCTGGCGAGTTGCCAGATTCAGGCGGTTGACGTTGGCGATAGTTACCATGTCACCAGCCTTGACTACCATGCTTGCCTGAAATGCTGTGACAGCCAGAGTCTGGGTCATAGTATCTTTAGCAGTTACGTAGGTAGCGTCTGGAGCAGCAGACAGAGTACCAGCTCGGTCAGCACCAGTGCCAGATGTGAAGCTGGCCAAGGTGGACGTTGCCAGTGCACGAAGACCACCGAAATTGGTGGAAATCTGTGCATTCTCCCAAGCAGTGCGTACCAGTGAATCACCTACATACAGACCAGCCTGAGCAGATGCCAGACCAGCAGTGGTAAATGGATTCATTACATAGAATCGTTCAGCACTAGGACTAATGCCGATTGAATCCATCAGTGCGCCTGCACCTGCTACGTCAGACCATTTGGTCACACCAGTACCATGCGAGCCGTACTTCAGCGAAGCGTTTTTGTACATATACGAACCAAAGTCTGTTTCCAGATCGGTTACGATACGACGAGCCATTGGAGCCAGGATTTCTTCAAGCTGATCCAATTGCAGTGCTTCTTCTACGTTGCCCCATTCGGTAGCCACGGTGAAATAGTTCTGCACGGTACCAGTTGCCTTGCCAGAAATAATGCTAGACTTGGTAGAGGACGAGATGTCACCACCAGATGTGCGGATGGATGCGTAGTCATGCGGACGTTTAAAGTCTACATAGCTGCCGCTGGATGGGTTGAACTTATCAGCCAGAAGCTGTGTGTCAACAGCCTTGGTCAATACTCGTGCATCTTCGAAGGCATCAAGGAATACCCTTGCCACCTTCCGGGTAATGTTACTACTTAAATTATTAGCCATTGCAAATTACCTTTATTCGAATATAGCCCCTCTGGGGCCGGATTGTTTAGGAGTCCTACCTGATCCACTCATTTTGGTGAGAGGGTCTGGCGTTTTATTTATTCTCGGTCTCAATGCATCCAGCTTCGATTTGATTACGGTAGAGATTCTCACAGCAGCATCCATCGGCTCCATGTAGGACAGGTCTTCCAGCTCCTGCAGATTCTGTGACAGGTACTTGGTAATCAGTGGTCCGTGTTCATCATTCAGAATGTGTCTGACTAACGAATCATGGATTCCAAACTGCGATACCTTGTTGCCTGCTGCCTGCAATTCTTCTGGCTTCATGCCCAACTTTACTGCCCGGTCAGAGTAGGTCTTGATGTTACTGACCATCTTCTCCTGCTGCTGCCGCGCCAGGTCGTTTTGACGCACCTGTTCTTGGTGCTTCAACCCGCTTTGCTGTTGATCCCAATGTGCTGCCTGCACTAGTGCCTGGTCCCGATACGCCATCCGCTGGCGATACTCTTGATCGGAGTATGCAAACGGGTCTGGTGTTTCAGGAATCATTGGCCTTGATTGCTGTGGCAACCTCGCCTTGACCTCATCTAGCTCACGCCGTAGTCGTTGGGTCTCCCGTTCAGCTTCACGCTGCTTGAAGACTTTTTTGGCTATTGCGTCATCAAATACTCTTTGTTGATCTGCATCGAACTTGATTGTTTTCTCGTGGTTATCTCCACTATCCGGTGCTGGTGCGGAATCAGTATCTTCGGCTTCTTCAGCCTCGACCTGATCGTCAACCTCTGGCTCTGTACCTACGTCAGCATCTAGATTGCCTTCGATTTCGTACTTGTCATCGGTTGCTTGCAGCTCTTTACTCATGGTTCGCCCCTAAAAAGGTAATCTGCCCAGAAAAGGTCTGGTTGCCTGTGGATAGATTATCATAAATTGTCATATGGTGACAAATATTGTCACAAAGTGACAAATATGGTCACACAGCAGGCAGGGACAAGATGAGGCACAAAATGGTTAGTTTTGTCCCTTGATAGATAGGATTGGCGGTGATAGAGATAAGGAATGGAGAGTTGTGAGAATATTATGAAAACAATATCTCACACTGTGAGAATATTATGAAAACAATATCTCACAGGGGCTTGGTCTGGCACTGTGCAGCATGTGGTTTTTATCGTCATTAGCGTCATTAGCGTCATTTTTGGGTGTTTCTTGGATTGGTTCATGACGCTGTGACGCTAATGACGCTATTTTCCCTGCCCTGCACAATGTAATCGCACGAGAGCAGACGGGGACAAGATAAGGCACAAAATGTCTAGTTTTGTCCCTTGACATTCAGAATTGGGTTATTCTTATTGTTATGCAGCTAAGGCAGGATAAGTCGCCTGCGCACTAGCTCTTTGATGAGATTAGGATCGCCGGATATGCCGCTGCCACCTTTATAGGATGCATCTACTGCATTGCCTGCTACGTCCTGGCGAAACTGTGGGTTTCGTAATGCGCTCATAATACTAGGTGATTCACTCTTGGATTCGCCCTGCTGATTACTGTAAAGCTCCCTCAGTGCAGACTGTGCCATGATCAATCTTCCTCTGGGTCAACGTATTCCTTTTTCTCCCAAGCCTGACACACCCTCAAGTTGTGACAGATAAAATCAAACTTGGTGCAGTAGCCACGGCCACCACCATCCTTGTCGTACTTGTCCTCTGGCACAGCCTCCATCATCTGCATGGATTCTGGAGTGTTGTCGAAGTACTCGCAGTTGGCGCAGCGTTGTCGCTTGGCCTCGCCCACGGTCATCATCCAGATGCGAGCCAGGTTACGCCAGTAGTCAGTGTTGTCTGCAGCCATCACAGCGGGACCGAGATTCCAGTCGCTCATTACAAGGTCACGGTGCTTGACGTTGGTCTTCGTGTCGAGAGTTTCCTCACCCTCACCGCCCATGATCATAATGTGCACACTACCTGACAGCGGTCCTGCACCCATGCCATCACCACCCATCTCATCTTTCATCACTGACCTCCCGTGGCCATTCTGATTAACTCTTCATCCGAAAGATGTGCGTAGGGGTTCTGCAGGTCTTTCATTTTGATCTGGTTGTCGATGCTCTGTCCCTGTGCCTTGGATGTGTTGAGATTGACGTTAGCACCAGCCTGCTGTGCCTTGATCTCTACGTCCATTCGTTTAGTCTGCGAGTCGAATGCGCTGATCTGGTTAGCCCCAGACTGCAATGCTATCTTCTCCTCGTCCAGATGCTGCTTGAGCTGCATGGCCATTACCAGTGCCTGTGCCTTGGCTGCGTTAGTCTGTGCATCTAGCTGCATAGCCTGGGCCTTCACCAGCTCTGCCTGAGCCAAGATCATGTTCGGGTCTTGTGGCTGCTGTCCTTGCTGCTTCTGAGCCTGCTCTGCCTTCTCATCATCTGTCATCTGTGACTGTGGGATCAGCCCTTGCGCGACCATCTGCATTCTCTTACGCTCTGCAATCATTGCAGCAGCAGGGGTCGATACGGCTTGCAGGATGATATCTCCGGCAATAGGCATAATTGATTCGTCCACCTTGGCCATGTCTATGATGAACTGCATGGTCTCCTGCTGACGGTTCTTGAAGCTCGGACCAGCCCTGCACACTACGTCATACGTACCCATAGACAGGTCGTTCAGCGTCTTGATCTGGCCAGTCTGCTGATCCATTACCTGTTCATTCAGCTCCGCCATGTCGAACGATCCGTCCTCTTTCAAGATACGGATGGTTCTCTGAGTATCATAGACTTTCGGTATGGCATCCACCATGAGCCTGCCAGTAGCTCCTATGGCTACCTCGATGGCCTTGAAATATTTGTATGTCCCATTGTCGCCCTTGTTCTGGAGAGCTTCTATAGCAACTCCAGACTGTGCATTTGGATTGTCACCCATATTGGCTGCGAACATACCAGCAGTCTGGGCAATCATTCCCCTCATGCTCTCGCTGATAGTCCGCAGACCTGGGTTAACGACAGCACCACCCTGCTGCTGTGGTACTTGCTGGTAGTTGGGATCGACATTGAAGAACTGGACAGGATCAGCATTGGTGTTCAGTGTGCGCAGAGTCTGTTCGTGGCCAGATGCCTGTGCCATTGTCATCCAATACTTAGCCCTTGGTGCTAGTGCGCCTTCCTCTATCTCCCTGCTCAATGAATAGTTGAGGACACGCTGTGGGTCCAGTAGTTTTTCGACTACACCCCAATACAGAGTCTTATTCTCAAAGACTTTGAAATTGCCATAGACAGGGACGACAGGGATCGAGCTGAACACGGTATCCCTACCATCTTCGAGCCAGTCATCTGCATCAAACAGCCGTGAGATAATCTTTCGGTCTTTTCTCACACGCCTGCGAACTTCTTTAATACCCAGAGCTAGCAGCTCGTCCTTCAGAGCCTCATAGTCTTCGTCATCCTCATAGACCTTGCCGTTGGACATCAACACCAAAGTGCGGTCCTTCAGCTCGGCGTAGAGTATCTCACCCACGCAGATAGTCTCTGCCCTGTCGTAATATGCGTTGCCATCCCGGTCTGTGGGTACTGACAGTCCAGCACGTTCCGGCCAGCGCGCCTTGTATTCCTCCGCAGCAATAGGATGCAGCACGAAGCAATACCGAGAGTCCGACTTGGTCTCCAGCTCTGCGCTCGGATCGAACCACACACGGTCTACTACGTTGCTGATTGGCTCAACCACTAGGTCTTGGTCAAATGAATTGTCGTCCACGAACTTCGTACTGACACGCCACGCATCAAAGCCGCAAGTCACCATAGACCTTGCAGATGCCGCATACACGTTACCGGCATTGGAAATATTCTCGATGTTGCGGATGATTCCATCAATAGTTGCAGCGATTTTCTTGTTAGCGTTACCACCGGCGGGTGACACCTTTACGTCGAAGTCAGCCTGCTGAATCTCGCCAGTGATCTGGTCAATGATCGGATTGCACATATCAAAAGTATATCGAGGACGGTTGACGTTGTTGGTCCACCAGTACGGTTCCCACTGGCCATCCCGCTTATCAACAAACAGATGGGCCTCTCGTGCCGCTGTCCTGTTGTCGTGGTCGGCAAGCTGTGCTGACTTGAGCAGGTTGAGGATCGTGTTGTGCTCCTCGAACTCAATGCCCATGTACTCGGTGTCTTGGGCCTCGTCATCCAGCCTGGCCTTCTTCAGCTTGCCTTTAACCTGGCTGGCTGCGTCCGACAGCGTACCTGTATCGGTAGGATCGGAGTCGGTCTCACTGCCACCCTCGTACTTAATTTGATCAGTTGACATTGCCCCACCCTGCGAAATTGATAGACTGCGCCTGAGCCGCCTTAACTTTAGGACTGAACATAGACATCATCAGGCTGTCACCCATGTTCGGAGATGGCAGCTCGTATGGCTTTTTGGCCATTTCCACCTTGCTCATAATCTGTATCTTACCATTATTATTACGTTTTAGTGGAATCCTACATACCTCTGAGCGTAGCTGATCTATACATGAAATGCTGGACGACAGGCTGATCATCTCGTCAGGATTAATGTATGCCTTTTGTGTGACAGCTCGGAAGGTAGCCTCGAAGCGGTCCCGTAGCTTCCACCAGTATTGAGCGCGCTTGTTCAGAAACGTGTCCCTGTTACTCTTGTTCTGCTGATGTACGCTGCTTGCGTATGCTGCCTCTGGATCGTCTGGAGTCTCGCTGCCCCTGAACATCCACCACTGTATTCTGGAATCTTCCAGCTCTTTCTCGACCTGTCTCTTTAACGCAATGCCAAGCCCATCACAGTCCCATACAAACCAATCTGAGCCAGCTTTACGGCACTCGGCCAATGCCCAGGCAATGCCATCTGCACTATCACCCGTAGTTTTCTCCTGAACATCAAGGATTACTGATCCTTTGCGTATGACCAGCCCCTTGCTGTCACCACCCTCGTCACTGGGGTCGTGGCTGCAGATGATTGCGCCCTCTGGCTTGAAACCGATCTTGATGTGGGCATCGATAGCAGCGTCAAACCACTCTACCGGGATGATAGAGTCCTCTACCTCATCATAGTATTCACCCTCCCAGATATGCCGATACAGTGCCGGAGACATACTGGCCTTGTCATGTGCCATCTCACCCTTGAGCACTTCAGGGAAAAAAGGGTTATCATTATGGTTAGCCCAGATTATCAAATGCAGGTCGTCCTCATAGTAGCGATCCCTGCGAAGCTGTCTCTCATACGGCTTGATAAAGCGTTGGCTGAATGCGTCTGCACTGTGCCTTGGGTTGCCGGTCATCCATATCTCTGAGCCTTCCTCTCGCAGCGTTGGTGTCAGAGCCTTCAGTGAGTCGAATGAAATCGTCTGGGCTTCTTCTACCCAAAATCGATTAAATCCATACATTGATTTAATCCCCTCGGCATTCCTAGCCAGCCCCCGGAATTTGAATGCGTCCTCGCCGTTGTACTGGATCGCATTAGACTGGCAGTTAAAGCCTTGCAGCCCCAGACGTTCTATCTCACCCGCTAGTAGGGAGAGCACAGAGTCGTCCATACTTACCTGGTACTCTCGGAAGCAGCCCGTCTTGATGCCTTTAGACATAGCATCCATAAGACAGATGTCACCCACGGAGACTGACTTGCCTGATCCCCTTCCACCTATCACGATCTTGAACCGCTTAGGTATCTGGACCAATGGCAGCAGGCGTCTAGGTATTTGCATCTCAGGCATTACTTATCCCTGATAGACTGGAGTATCAGGCAGGCAAAGTAGCAGATCAGGATGATTGCTACGGCATGGTCCATCATCCGACTACCTTGATGGTCCAAGTCATGTCTGCCTTCACTGGACCACCGTCAGCACCTGTAACGGCTTGGTCCACCTTCTCGTGATAGCCATGCTTGCCCAATACCAGCTTCGTAATTGCTGCATTGAAGTCACCACTCAGCCCCTTACCGATCAATAGGTTATGCTGGATTGCAAGACATTCAGCTAATATCTCCTTAAATTCCTCCTTGCCTTCCTCAGAAGCCCATCGATACAGTGTCGTCTTGTTAATGCGTAAAGCCTCGCATATACCCATATGCGATGGGATGCCATGCTTAAATATACAATCGTAGTCGCCACTTATGTAGGCTTGTGCCTTCTCTAGCAGCTCTGGAGTGTATAGCGTTGGTCTTCCTATCATTCGATAGTGCCTTTCATCTTTGCCTTGGCTTTAGTCTTGCCTGCCTTGGCCAGCGACATAGCGACAGCCTGCTTTTGGGGATAGCCTGCCTTCATCTCAGTTGCAATGTTCTTGCTGATGGTCTTCTGGCTGGAACCTTTTTTCATTGGCATATCATGTCTCCGTCAAGTAATTTATGAACATTTCCACTTCTTTAATGCTAGAGCTTTACGGGTAGGATTGCCCTTGTCATCTGTCATCGGGCCTTTCACTCCTGACATCCTTGCACAAAATGAATCCTTGCGCTTGCCACCCTCTGGCTGTGGTTTCTTCAGTCCAGGCTTATCAGGGTTAGCAGCATTGTAAGCTGC